ATCATGCGGTTTTGGTCAGAATCGATCTCTTTTGCATCTTTGACGCTCTACGTTTAGCCATGTTCAACTTTAGTTTACTAACCCGTTGAGTGAAGTTCGTGCCTTCCATGTGGTCATACTCATGTTGGAAGATTCGTGATTCGAGTCCATGCATCTGTACCTGTACCAGTTCACCGTCCACATCGTTATATACGCACCGAATACCCTCTGAGCGTTCCACCTTCAACCACAGACCGGGCCATGTCAAGCAACCCTCATCCATAATGATCTTTTCCTCACTATAATCTGTAATTAGAGGATCGAAGCAGCTGATTATTTCTTTCTTCTTCACATCCGAATACATGATGAAAGCGCGTTCCTTGATACCAATCTGATTCGCAGATAGACCGATACCCTGATGATGCTCCATTGCATTTTGTAGAGTAGTCTGTAGTTCCTTGCGGTCCAAACCAATAGAACAGGACTCTAGTGGTTTCTTTAGAATTGGGTCCGTTACAGAAACCAAGCGGTCCATCTTCCATCCGTTCTCCTGTATACTCTCCATTACATCTGGTGCGAGTTGTGTGTAGTGTGGCTGCTTATGCCATCCGTCTGTATTAACTGTCATTTGTTCTTCCATAAAAAGTTGTACCTATAACGGGTAGAGTTTGTTTATCAAACAAATACCACGCGCAATTGTCTTTGCCTGTCATATTACCAAACCACTTAATTCTGCCCACACTTATAATCTTATGTAAAAACGGCATATACGGTTGACTCTGTTTAGTATGCATCCAATCCGCATCAAATAAGAGCCATGTGGGTTTTAGTGGAGCAAAGTGTTCTATCATAGGATGAAGCACTTTCCTGTCCCACGGTGGGTTTGTAATTATATAATTTGAGTCTAATAGTTCATTTTCTTTTACGTCTCTATAATCCTGAGTCGGTATACCTTTATGCTGCGGTTCAATGTCACTTGCCCACATACATAGTCCATGTCCACCCCTCGTTTCAAGATGATTTATCAATGCGCCATCACCAGCACAGGGTTCTGCAAAGGTAAAATGTTTCGGTAGATGTTCAATAAGAGGTTTTACCGCCTCATATGGAGTGGGGTAAAAATCTCTTGGTTTTCTCTCGAAGTCACTACGCTTTCCCAAATTTTACCAGAGCGCAACACTCTCCCCCCTCAGATATATCAAAGTCATAATTTCTTTTCATACCCTCTTTTAACATTCTATTCACCACTTCTTTACCCTTATCATTGAATCTATAATCATGACACAAAAACCAGAAATTGTAAAGGGACTTTTCAAATATATTCTCACAATCTTCAAATTTTAACCATCCGTCTACAAATACAAAATCAAAATCAGATATACCCCTGTTCCAAAACTCCATGCTTTCTGTGTTGGGGTATCTTATAATTCTCTCAAACCCCTCATGAACTATGAACCTGTCTTTATTCTTATCTACAGTGTGTATCTCACAATCACTACCAAGAGCCATCGCATATGCAGATTTACCAACTAGGGTTCCAATCTCCAATATCTTTTTTGGTTTGTACTCTAGACATGTTTCGTATAGAAAATAACAATCTTCATTACTCGTACTGTCAGGAGTATCAGGCCAAGTATCAATCAACAACATGACTGAAGTTTTTGATCTTCTCAAACTTGATTGTGCTTCTAAACTTGTCTGCGAGTGCGTCCTGTTTATGACTGATCACAAATACGTTTTCATCTCCCAACGTATTGAGTATCTTTAGAAACTCATCTGTGCCTGTGCCGTCCAAAGAGCTATCAAAGATTTCATCCAATATCAACAAGTTCGTGTTTGTGCTGTTCTTCATCTTGGCAACTGCTCTCCATGTGAATAGCAGTGCAAGGTCAATACGCATCTTCTCACCCTCACTGAATGACGCATAAGAAAACTCATCACGATAACGAGACTTTATGGTTTCCTCAAAGTTTTCATCTAGTGTGAAGTTTACATAGAACTCCATTGATGTGAGATAGGTATTGATGAGCCTGTTCATAATAGGAAGATACTGCTTGATTATCTTGGTCTTGATACCTGTATCCTGTAACATATTCTTTGCAGCTTCAGAATAGGTTTTGTCTTCACGCAACTTTGACTTCTGCATATCAAATCCAGAAAGAGTTTCTTTCAACTCATTCAACTTACCATGATCACTTTTGTTTACCTTGCAACTCTGCAACTCATTAATTTCTGTTTGCAGTGTCGCATTGAACTTCTCAAGTTGGACAAGTGAGCTATTCTCTTTTGCAATTTCAACTCTATTTGTCTGTATGTTCTGATTGACCTCATTGATAATATTGATCTTGGATTGCGTCTGTTTCAATTCCTCTAGAAGTTCTCCCATTCCAGAATTGAGTTTTTCTGACTTGGAGTTTTCTTTCGCAATCATATCATCTTTGAACGACTCATCAATATGTTGTTGACACACGGGGCAGTCTTCATTAGTCTCAAAGAAGTTAATCAGTTTGGTGTGAGCTCTGTGTTTTTCTTTCAACTGCGACTGAATGTCCTTGAGTTTACTGAACTTCTCTTCAATCTTTGTGGAGTTAGAAATCTTTTCATGCATCTTAGAAGTGTCACTCTCAAGGTCAGAAATTCTAGACCTCTTGTTGAAGATTTCTTCCTCATTACCAGCAATCAGAAACGTCTTTTCCTTAATAAGTTTTTCTCTGTTCTGTTCTACATCTGCAATGTACTTTTCCTGTAGAACAATCTTCTCTTTAGACAAACTGTACTGGTAGTCCACTTCACGCATGTCATCAGAAATAGTCTTCAGCTGTTGTTTGAGAAGCATGTTCATCAGTGAGAAAATCTGAATGTCAAGGATTTCTTCAACAACCTCACGGCGGTGTTTTGACTTCAGTTGCATAAACGGAATAAAGGTAGAACTACCAAGAATAACAACCTGAGTGAAACTACGATAGTTTAGCTTTAGGATTTGTTGCTCAAGATACTTCTGGTAATCACGCGAGTTAGCGTCTTGGTTATACAACTTACCGTTGACATGAATTTCAAACACATTTGGTTTGATACCACGAATAACCTTAACCTTCTTAGTTCCAATGCGAAACTCCACCTCAACAAGTGCAGCACTGCCATTGACAGAGTTTAGAAGTTGAGGTTTGTTGATATTACGAAAAGGCTTACCAAATAAACCGAAACATAAAGCATCAAGAATAGTAGATTTGCCTGCACCGTTTTCTCCAATAATTAATGTGGTTGAATTTCTGTCTAACCGAATCTCTGTAAAGTTATTACCAGTTGATAGGAAGTTCTTCCACCTCACAGTCTCAAAATGAATCAAAGAAAGGCCTCCAAATCACCACGTTCATCTGGAATAAAATTTGGTATGACAATATTATCACAGGTTTTATTTTCTAACAAATTATCTAATCTCTTTTTAAAGTTTGGATTATCATACTTACCTCGGCCTCTATTTGCAAAACGAGTTGTCAGAACGATATTATCTTTATGATATCCCCTATCGCTGTCCAATCTTTCAACTGATACAGCAAAGGGTGAGTTTGATATGAATAAATCTTCTAAACTCATATCAATACCCAACCAATAACATTTACCATTTTGTATTTTCCACAATTCTTTTAAATCGCATATTGTAATTGTTATTGGGTGTCTTTTTGTACTTTGATTGGTGTTGCGTTTCCTACCAGAGAGTTTGGGGTTTTTTAATTCTCTTGCTCCAGCAGCTCCATATTCTGCTGACATTTCCACGTTCTTCATCAAATGTTTCCAATAATTTTTCATTATATTTCTAAATCTTGGGCCTCTGTATAAAGTGACCGCATCGTATTTTTCAATCGGTCTTTGCTCAGTGTAACATCTAACTGGTCAATGTACTTCTCTAAAAGTGTCATAGTGTCTTCTGTATTCTCCACAATATCATCAGATACATTGTCAGCATCCAACTCAGAGAAGTCTTCGATAATCTTTACCTCAAATGCGTCAGCTTGTAAAAGTCTATCCGTAAACTTGTCGAACTGATACAAGTCTTTCTTGTTGACCACAATCAGTTTGACATACTTCTCTTTATACTTAGATACATCCTCATTTGTATAGTCAGTTGTAGTATCGTCATAGTAAATCTTCTCAAAAAGTGTGTATGGATTGACAATGCGTTCAAGTTCACGTTTCTCCGTATCGAAGATATGAAATCCCTTGGCATCATCGTAGTCACTCCAAGTCATCTCATATGGTGTACCAAGATAATATATCTGGCCGTCATCTGATTTGTGATGAAAGTGACCACTGAAACACAGGTCAAACCTACGAAACAATTCCTTCTCAAACGCACCTTCAGATTTATGTCCCTTGTGCATTTCGAAACCATTTACCTCTAGATGACCCATCAGGATTTGAGCTGGGGATCGTGACAAAGCGGTCATTGACTCTTCATAGTTGTTCGCATTGATCCACGGCATGAACTGAATAGGACAACCATCAAACTCCACAACTTGTGGTCCAGTGTAAATGTTGCAACGGTCAGAACCTACAAGTTCTTCCATCGAATTGACTTCATTGGTGTTCTTGTAGTATGTGTCATGGTTGCCAATGATAAGATGAAGGTCAATACCCAACTCTTGAAAACGGCCAATAAACTTTTTACGAAAATCGGATGCAGTTTTAAAACTGATAAACTTCCTACGGTCTGTAACATCACCCATATGAATACAGGTAGTAATACCTCGTTTCTCTAGGGTAGGAAAGAATACATCATCGTAGAATTTATAGAAAAAGTCATTAATGTTTTGGTTATCATTTCTGGCACCAAAGTGAGTGTCAGTTATAATCGCAAGTTTCAACGCTCAACACCCAGAACCGCTACATCTTCAATATCATCTTCCATAAAATTCTCTAGTCCTTTTTTACTTTTTTTTTCTACCGTCTTGGGTTTATAGACATCTTCAGCTGGAAGATTGTCCATTGCAAAGGAATTATCAATACTGTAACTAGTTGAATCGCCCGGCATAGTATCATAGGATTGGTAGTTACTACCCGCTACAATTCTGTTTTTAACGTGGGTTTGCTTTTTTTCTTTTTGAATTCTTCGGATGAAAGCGTAGTAGATGATTTGCGTGAAATACGCGAAAGGGTTATTCGACTTCTCTGGATTGAAGTTTGAAGCATATTGTAAACAGTTTTCGATACCATCTGAAATCATGTCATCCTTATATGTGTAGTTAATAAAATTGGGACGATAAGATAGATGCGTTGCAATCTTCAGAAAACACTCACCAATGTAATTTGTTACAGCAGGTTTTTGTTCTTCTGCCTCTTCAGCAATCTTGCACTTCTCTTTCCATTCAATCATCGCCTGTAGAAAAACTTTGTTATCTACATAATGTTCGCCTTTAGCTTTCGCCATAATTACTCTCCTAAACTTTATTAACTATACATCAATATCACTATAATGTCAAGGAACATTATAACTTAAAATAATCTTTGAAGGAACCTTGACTCCACCAGAAAATAGTGTTACATTAAGCTTGTCCTTGGTTATTAGAACTACATTAATGAATAGATTTACTATCTGTATCTAGTTCATCCAATAGTTCTTCGTATATTTCTTCTTCATTAATATCGTCCATAGTAGAGAGCTCTTCCGGGCCCTCTAACCTATCCAATACACCCTCATAATAGATACTCAATCCTGGCGATGCAGGTAACATAATAATAACATGCTTCGGATCAATTTCAAAATATCTTTCTTCAGTGAATGGTTGAACCCAACGCGATAGCATTAAAGATTCTGTCATGCCGGTCACGGTGATCTTTGGGGAGACATGCATTAGAAGGGGTCTTGTGATTTCGTATTTGCCGTTATCTTCGGAAAGCTCACAAATGATATTCTCGCCACTAATGAGCTTCAGAATTTTATATGTATCTGTGTTCATCGTAGTTTTACCTTACTAATTTCGTAGTTGAATTGTTCTGCATTGTATATATTTATGCGTTCTTGAAAGTGGTTTAGTGTAAAATTGGGTTGATCACGAAATGTCATATCATCTGCAATGTCAAATATCAAAACGGAATCTTTATTTTCCCCCTGACGCAATCCTCTACCGATACTCTGGAGCACTCTAATTCTAGACTTAGACGGGCTTGCGAGCACGATGTTGTGAATATTACGAATGTTAATACCAGTGCTAAAAGTCCCATACGAAGCAATGGTGATAGAGTTTTTTTCACCCTCCACAACAGATCGTATCTCTTCTCTTTCTGTGGTACTTGTGTTACCATAGATAAAAAATACCTTTCGCATTCTATCGTCAAAGAAACCTTCTTCTTGAACTTTCTTGACTTCCTCGTAAAGAGGCTTACCGTGTTTTTCTACCAATTGATATAAACATAATGTATTGCCGGGGAGATGCATCAACAGTCCAGCAAGAAATTCGTTTCTAAGTTTATGTTCTCCAAGGAATTGTAGTTCCTCTGCATAAGTCATTCTCTCTCGTATATTCTCATGTTTTAGAATAATGCACTTGATTTTAAGGTCAGCAAGAGATTTCTTCTCAATTAGCTCCTTTGTGGTAGTTACTTTTTCAACTGGACCAAATAGTCCCTCTAAAACAAGTTGGTGCGTCTGAGTACCGTCTAAAGTCCCCGTAAGCCCGAATCTGTACTTACATAGGTGTAACTTTGTCATGATACCAGTGAGTGACTTAGCCTTAAACATATGCGCCTCATCACCAATCACACAACCAAACTGTTCAAAATATTTCTTTGGTAACTTGTAGATAGACTGCCATGTCGATATAACAACGTCTTTCTCAACCTTACTGGAGTGTCCCTGATATACCTTCTGACAGTATGTACCAGAGCTCCAACCGTAGTCCTCAAAATCTGAATACATTTGTTCCACAAGTGAGGTGGTAGGAACTAGTATCAGGGTCTTCAAACCCATCATATGATAATAACGAACTAACGAATATATTACGAGTGATTTACCCGAAGCAGTAGGACTAACAAGCAGAGCACGATTTCTGGAAATGCCATGATATACGGCGTCAATTTGGTAATCTCGCACTTTAAGCGATTTACCACCGGATTTGGGTCTGAGTGACCTGATAAAATCTCTAACGACCTGACGTACAACAGTCCTATCATTTTCTACTCCTTCTTCTAATATATAGTCGATTTTGTTTTTCTGACAAAACCCTTTGATGTATTCTAATAGACCAACATATATCTCACCCGTTGCTGGGGAAAAGAGTCGTATCTTTCCATCCCACATTCGATTGCGATACATAGGCATAAATTTAAAACCGGGAACCTCAAAGGTAAAAAACTCTGTCAACTCTTGTCGAGTAGAAGCTTCCATCTCATCTAGAACTAGATAGACTTCGTTTTTCTTTGATATACGCATTACGGATGCCCCAGTAACCAACCCACGATGGATTTTCTAACACCGGACTTTACTGGTCTTACTCTGTGCCACATGTGCGCGGGAAATATTATAGTGTTGTATTCTTCAGATTCAAATGTCTGGTATCTTTTTTTGTCCGTTGGATTATTTGTTTCAATGTCAAATTCACCACCTTCGAAATCAGTATTCAGAATAGTCGAAAAGGATACCTTTCGAACTAGTCCATTCGAATATGGCTCGTCATGAACGTCACGATGCCACCCATATTCATCATCAACACCATATTCTGAATATTGCAATGGTTCAATATCAGTCAAATTTATTAGTGTTGTATAATCGATTATGTTAAAGATTTCTCTACAGATTTCAGCATCTTTAATAAAAAATACCTTTGAACTTCTTTTAACAGTACCACTTTCATTTGTAATAGAACCATTTTCCAAAGTGTCAGGAACAGAAAAATTATTATGAATGTTGGTGTAGTGAATCATATCATACCAGCTTCAAACTTCTTCCAATCAGTTGCATTACGAATGTCCCATCCACGATTGTCGATAGACTTAATTACACCCTTGCAGTAGTCTACACAGGATTCATAGTAACCCATTTTGTTTTGAATTCGAAGAATATCATCGTCAGACTGAATATACATCTGAAGGTCTGTCTTCATAACCTTGATGTCAAAAGGTTTGGATGCATACACTTTTGCATCTGCCTTACCACCATAGTATTCCCACTTCTCGCGGTACATCTGTTGATGGTCAGTTTTTGCTTTGATAAGCAGAAGTTCAAAGTCAGCCTTGTAGTCCAACCACTTCTGTTTGATCATTTGATTTTTAAAAGATTCCTGATCAATGTGTTCTAGATCAGATACGGGAAGGTCTTCCCTTGCAGTTCGTTTTAGTGTCTCTAAATCCATGTTTACCTCATAATAAAAAAAGTGAGCAGTTTGGTTTCTCTCTGTACTATATTGACCCTGATGAGTTCGAACGAGTTGTCACCAGTGATTAAGTCTAAGATTTGATAATTGTTAAAGCTTACCAAACCTGCTCAATCCTATTTAGACACCCTCAAATTTGTAGATTTGGTACATGAAGGTGGCATCAACAGTCATGTACTCAACATCTGTTATACCCTGCGAGTATCTAAGATCGCCTAGTGATGTTGGAAACACATTCTGAAAATTTACGTTTAGGATTGGATTGTTCTTATTTGACAAAATCATAAGAAATGCATCTGAGTACATTGCTTTATCAGGAGTTGCTTTTCCAACAAGGTCAATTGACGGCGTTGAACCTCCAGCTGGAGTGTTTGATGTAACGTCTCTGTGTGTTCTGAACTGACTTCTGTTTTCTGGAAATGTATAACCTGTCATCCAGTTATGAAGCGCTTGGTAGTTTGTAAGAAATTCATCAACAATAAACGTGATAGTGAGATCAGCGTATGTTAGTTTATCACCCTGTAATGGAATATCCTTGAATGGTGTATTAAAATCTACGGATGTTGCTGTGATGCCAGGCAAATTAGCATCAATAGTAAAAAATTCAACGTCCGGCAGTTGTTTAATACCAAAACGAAACTGAGATGGACTAGCGTAGTCCAGCTGGTCTGGTTGTCTTGCGAGTGGTGATGTTGATGTAACCATGATACTATTTAGTCCTTCTTAAAAGAGTTTTGCAAAAGGCCCAAACATTTCTCCTTTTTTCATTGCAAGAAATACCATATCTGTCAGAAGCTTATCTCTTTTCTTTTCGTTTAATGAAAATATTAAGTTTAAAAAATCCAGTTGCATCAGTTTAGAGTTTGCTACATCTGGTTCTAGTGTGAATACTGTTTTCATATTCTCTCTAAAGTCTTCTGCACTGTGAATATTTGTAACTGCGCCGCCCTTTTTTACATTAGTCCACATATTTGAATAGTGTTTTTCTTTCTGTTCAAATTCTAATCGTGTTTTTGGATGAAGAGAGTTGTTGTTTTTGAATGATAAATTATAGTCGCTTGACAGCATACTCTTTAACATATCCAAAGGCACCTTACCTAATCGTGCCGCGCCTGATCCTTTTTGTGTTGGTTCAAACTTTAGGTTGCTGAACCCACGGGAGTTCATCTTAATCTGAAACTTATACTCTACATTACCCTCTTTGATGCGAATAATTGTGTCTTGTGACTGAAATACTTTTGTTGGTTTTAGGTCGAGTTTAATCATTGCCTCTTTCAGTTCAAATACCGGCGGCTTGTTTGTTTCAGTAAACAGCGCCTTAGTAATATTTACTTCTTCCCACTTAGCATCTTTACCACTAATTGCTTTAAGTGATATGCCCTTCAACTGTTTATCCTCCCACTGAAGACGCATCACAGCATTTAATTCTTGTATAGATGAATATCTACCATCAACAGCTTCTTTAATCTGTTTTTCTACTTTTTTTTGGTCTTTGATAACCCACACATCTGCTGGATTCCAACTATCCTTCTTTGTAATACCAAACTTGTCTTTTACAATCTTAGCAATAAAGTCCATGAACCCACCATCTCTATTAAAAACAGTATAGTGTCCTTTTTTAAGTCGATCACCAACAGTCTTTTGTTGAGCAATCAGTCCATTAATCCACTTTGTGTTAGTTTCTAGGTCTGGATAAAGTTTAACTAACTCAGCAAACCCAGCCTTATCACCCTTTAAATCTGTAATATCTTTATAGATACGATTAGCTGAACCAAGCGCCTGTTCAATCATCCACAATGATGCTAGTTCTTGTTGTTGTGTGGTTCCACCATCTGGTGCGCCGGATCGTTTTGAACTTTCTTGAAATTGAATTTTATAATTTCCTAATATAAAATTTATAATTCTTCTTCCACCTGTTTTTGATTCGTAATCTGAAGTCACACTAGGAATTGTTTTAAAAGCAATTTCAAAATTTCCCTTTGAAATCTTACATACAAATTGCTTAGATTGGCTGCCACGCCAGTTATCGTCTCCAAAGAAAACTTCTGTTTCCATTCCTTTGGTTATACCTCGAAATTCTGACTTGATTGCTTGGGGACAGGCAATTATTGATTCGTTTACACCTAGTCTAAAGGCCATATTATCACTCCTTTATATTATATTTATAGTATAGAGTGGTTTCATTGTATTGTCAACAAAAAAAGGGGAGAGCCGAAGCCCTCCCCAAAGTCTGTTAGACCCCTTATTTTACATAAGGTTAGAGACTTTAACGCGACGATACCAAGCATTGGTGTTCGCATCCAGTGAAGCATCGGTATTAACCGT